GGCGGGTGGGTATCTCGGTACCCCGCCAGGTGGGTAAGAGCGTGTTTCTGCGCATGTTGGCGGCGTGGCGGATCAACCAGGAGGCGCTGTTTGGTGAGCCGCAGACGGTGTTGCATGTGGCGCATGCGTTGAACACGACGGAGGAGGTGTTTTATCCGGCGGTGGGGTGGGCGCGGGCGCGGGGGTATCAGGTTCGTGAGGCTAATGGGCAGATGAAGATTCAGACGGGTGGGAACCGTTGGGTGCCGCGTAGCACGCAGACGGGGTATGGGTTCACGTTGTCGTTGGCTTTGGTTGATGAGGCGTGGGCTGTTGCTGAGAGGCGTGTGAACTCGGGGTATGCGCCCACGTTGTCGGCCCGCAGGAGCGGCCAGGTGTGGATGTTCTCGTCTGCGAATGAGGAGGCGACCCCGTTGTTCCCGCGGTTCCGTGAGTCTGCGTTGGCGCGCCCTGGTTGGTTGTTGTTGGAGTGGTCCGCGCCACCGGATGCGTCGTTGGATGATCTTGATGTTTGGGCTGCTGCGTCCCCGGTGCCGGTGGATGGGACGCGTGCGGCGTTGATGGCTGATGAGCTTGCTTCTGATCCGCGGACGTTCCGGTTTGAGCGGTTGAATCAGTGGCCGGCTGCTGTGGGTTTGCGGTGGGGTGAGCGGGTTGCTGGGTTGTTGCCTGCCCCGGTGGATCGGGTGTGGTGTGGCCCGTTGGTGGGTGGTTTGGAGTCTGAGCCGGATGGGTCTGGTTGGGGTGTGGCTGTGTCGGATGGTGTGCATGTGGAGTGCGCGGCACCGTTGAGGTTGTCTGGTGCTTTGTTGTGGTTGCGTGCTCGTTCGCCGGGTTGTGTGTTGGCGCATGCGCAGGTGATCAAACAGGTTTCGGCGGATGCGTCGGATCTGGTTCTGCAGCCGGTGTCTGCGCAGGATGCGGCTGCTGCGACTGCGGTGTTGCGGGATGCGGCTGGTGGGTTGTCGTGGTCTGGTGTGTTGGGTGACGCGTTGCGGGGTGTGGATGTGTCTGTGGGTGTGTTGGGTGAGCGGGTTGATGCTGCGAGGTCGCCGGGGCCGGTGGCTGTGGTGAAGGCTGCGTCGTGGGTGTTGTGGTCGGCGCGGGCGGGGTTGTCGTTGCAGTTCTTTTCGGCGTGATAGCGCTACACTGCGCGCATAGGCCTCCCACGGCAGCGGGGGCGGCATTCTCAGCCATCCGGGGCTGGCGCGGAGGGGCTCGTATCGCGGATGGCATCACGGCCGGGCAGTGTCCGCAGGTTGTCCCAGCGCCGCGGACCGGTATCGAGAACCCCGGCACGGTGGCAGCGGTCCGCTGATGGGATCGCGTATTTGACGGAGCCCCCGGCGGCGTATTGGCCGGCGACACGTGATGATGCTGTGTCGTTCCCGGCGTTTGAGCGGTGCCTTGATCTGATCGCCGGGAGTTTGGCGAACCTTGAGTTGCAGGCGGGGAAGATGGACCCGGCGACGGGTGTGTGGCAGCGGTTGGATGATCAACCCGCATATCTGCTGGACCCGGACCCGGAGAACGACGCGTGGCAGTGGCGTTACGCCACGGTGCGGGATCTTGCGGAGTACGGGAACCACATCGAACTGTTGGGGGATGTGGATTACCGCACCGGGCGGCCGGGGTGGGGCATCCCGTTGCCGCCGGAGGATTTGGCGGTTGTGGTCAACGCGGATGGGACGTGGGATTACAACTACAGGGGTTTCATGTTGGCGAAGTCTGATGTGTTGCATGTGAAGCGCGGGGGTTTGTCTGCGCAACCTGTGTCTGCGGCCCCGGTGCAACAGTTCGGGGACGCGTTGCGGACGGCGATCACCGCGGAGGAGTGGGCTGGCCGTTACCTGTCTGGGGGTGGTTTGCCGCCGGCGATCATCCAGGTGCCGGGGACTGTGGATCAACCGGCCGCCACGAAGTTCAAAACGGATTGGCGGTCGATGATGTCGACGGGGGAGGCGTTGTTGCTGCCGTCGAATGTGACGGTGGTGCCGTTGGTGTCCGATGCGCAGAAGCAGCAGCTGGTGGAGGCGCGGCAGTGGAATGCGCATATGGCTTGCACGATCACCGGGGTTCCGCCGTACAAGCTTGGGCTTGAGGGCCCGAGCATGACGTATCAGAACGTGGAGACAGCGGATATCGCGTGGAGGGTTGACACGCTGGACAGGTATGGGCAGCCGATCGCGCATGCGGTGAGCAAGCATCTGTTGCCGGCGGGTTGGAAGGCCAGGTGGCAGTATGCGCAGGTTGAGCGTGCCGATATCCGTACCCAGGCGGAGGTGACTGCGGCTCTGGTTGGTGCGGGGTTGTTGTCGGTGGATGAGGGCCGGCAGCGGATGCAGTACCCGCCGATGGCGGATTCGACGACGGTGGGGACGACTCCTGAGGGTGTCCCTGATCTTGGTGCGCAGGAGGTGTGACATGGCGGAACTGATCATCGAGCGGGCGGCGGGTGTGTTTGAGCCTGTCGGTGACGGGTGGACTGTGTACGGCAAAGCTGTGCCGTTTGAGGTGCCGCAGACTGTCACCGACGATGGGTTGCAGTTCTACCGGGAGGTGTTCGACCCGGCGGCGTTCGACAAGGATGTGGCCAAAGGCGGCCGGTGGGTGAACCTGATGCTCGGGCATCGTGGTGATGACGGTGACAGGTTCCTCGGTCGTGCTTTGCGGTTGGAGTCTTTGGCTGATGGGTTGTATGCGGAGGTGCGGTTGCATCGGGACCACCCGCAGGCTGAGCAGGCGAGGGCGGGTGAGTTGACGGGTTGGTCTGTTGGCGCGAAGGTGTACCGCTCCGTGAAGCAGCCGGACGGGACTCAGCGGCGGATGTTGTGCGGCCTGAACCATATTGCGGCGACAGCGGCACCGCAGTACGCGGGGGCGGGTGTGCTGACCTATCGCAGTGAGCATGTGCAGGAGGTTGTGGCTACACCACTGCTGGATAAGTGGCGCGCTATAGTGGCGGCCAAGTAGTTGAGAGCCGCCACCCCGGCATGCCTCTACCGGCCACCCCGGCGAACCTGACCGGCCACCCCGGATTGGTAGTAGTTGACCGGCCACCCGGCCAGACATCAATGACACGTCTGGACCTGGGAGGGCCCAAATGGCTTATGTTGACCGGCTGATTGCCGAATATGACGAGATCACCGCTGGGATCCAAGAGATCCTTGAGCGCGCCGAGTCTGAGAACCGCGATGTAACCGCGGAGGAGAACACCCAGATCGAACGGGACGACGCCCGCCGCAAAGACCTTGAAAAGCCGATCGAGCGGTACAAGGGCATGGATGCGCGGCAGTCGAAGGTGGATGTGCTGCGTTCGCAGATGCCGGCGCCGCGGCGGGTTGATCGTGTGGTGGAACCGGTGGTGGAGTTCGACCTTCTGCGGGAGATCCCGTCGCCGGGGCATTATGCGGCGCTGGTTCATCGTGCGTGGGTGAAGAGGGACAAGTCCGCTATCGAGATCCTTGAGCGGGCCACCGCCCACCAGTTGACCACTGATACCCCGGGGCTTGTGCCTCAGCAGGTTGTGGCGCCGGTGATCAACCGGATGGTGTCGATGCGTCCGCTGATCCAGTCGGTGCGCACCCAAACCCCGCCCGGCCCGAAGTTCGACCGCCCGATCGTGACGCAGCAAGTGGATGTGGGGGCGCAGGCGGTTGAGAAGGATCTGACCGCCAGCCGGAAGCTGCTTACCACGAATGTGACGGTCACCCTGCAAACCCATGCGGGGCATCTGAACATCTCCAAGCAGGACATCCGCTGGTCGCAGCCGTCGATCCTGACACTGGTGTATGAGTCGTTCGCGAAGATGTACGCCCGGGTTTCGGATTCGGCTGCGTGCTCGGAGTTCGTGACGAAGGTGACGCAGACGCAGGAGATCGCGGGCGCCCCGGGCACCTACACTGCGGGTGCTATTGATGCGGCGCTGGGTGCGGTCGGTGCGACGATCGGCGGTGCGTCGGGTGATAACGGGGAGCTGAACCACATTTGGGTGTCGCGTGATGTGGGCATCGCGCTGGCGTCGCTTAGGAATGCGACTACCGGCGCGAAGCTGTACAACGTGCCGCTGATCAACGGGACCACTGGTGACCTTGACGGTATCCCTGTGACTGTTGATCCGCGGTTCGCTGCTGCGACGTTCATCGCTGGTGACGATTCCCTTGTGGAGTTCTGGGAGGATCTTGAGGGGTTCATGTCTGTTGATGAGCCTGATGTGCTCGGCCAACTTGTGGGGTATGCGGGTTACAACCGGCTGGCGGTGCTGGACCCGACCGGGTTTGTGAAGCTTACGAATATCGCCGCGCTGGCTGCTTCCGCTGGCACATCGAAGAAGTAGATCGTGGCTGATTGGGTCAGTGGTGATGATGTGGCCCAACGTCTGGAGACGTTGGGCCGCACCACCATCGACAGTCCCCGCCTTGATATTTCGGCGCAAGCTGCTTGCAGTCTGGTGCGCCGTCGGCGGGGCCGTTCCGATGATCTGGAACTTGCATCGGACCCGGCGGTGGTTGAGGGCACCATCCGCTGGGCTTGTCTGTTGTTCCAG